TTTTATTCGATGAATAATTGCTTCCGCATCATCTAATGAGGTAGCTGTATACGGAACAATTAAATCATCTGCAGGTACAAACTTTGATACAGCTCTTTTTTCCATATCATCGTAATATACTTTTTTAAAAGCAGAACCTGCTAAGGGAAGATTAAATAACATTTGATCAAACTCAGGTTCATACTCTTTCATCTTTTCCATGATTTCATAGTTCATGAAATCTTTTACTCTAGTTGCTTGATCTGTTTTTTCTGGAGTTGGAATTCCTAAAATTTGTGTTCTTACAGGTCCGTCTGCAGGTAGTAACTCTTTATAAGCAAGAGCTTGAAACTGTGTAACCGCTTCTGCTAAAACTGGATGTGTTGCACCTGATGCACCTTGAAATGGTTCTGTTCTGTTATTGTATTTAAAACCTAGTAAGTCTAAACCTTGTGTATAAGTTTTTTCCCAATCTTTTCTGGACATAGAGTAGTCCATATATTTTTGATTTAAGTCTGAACTTAATTGAGCTAAAACTTCATCAGGTAAAAAATCTGCTAAATTTGCGTAATGCTCATCTCCGCCTTCTGGTGTTGCAGCTGCAGGATCTAAGTTAATATCAACAGAACCATCTTCGTTCTCTTCGATTTCAACATCGTCTGGTGATTCTTGAACTTCTTTAACTTGTTCTACAATCTCTTCTTGTATCTCTTCCTCTCCAGGAACATTAAACTCTTTTCTTGGTTCGTTTGGAAGTGCTTTGTCTATATCTGCCATTATAATTTTTCTCCGTATGTTTGACGGTTTTAGCAGTATTATAAGAAATATTCAAGCCTTGACTCTGGGGCCCTGATTCTGGAGGCACAGTTGTCGTTAGCCTTTTAACCATTTTCTAATTCTCTTACTGCTTTTTTTACTGCCTCGCCGAAGGTTTCTCCATCGTCCATGAGCTCTTCAACTCTTTTTCTAAGAGCCAAAGTATCAGGATCCATGGATCCTTCGTTGTAATTGACTCTGCCACCTGTTGAAAATTTTTTAAAATACTTTTCTGCAAATGAATTAATATCCATTCCAGTACCTTCTTTACCACCTAGTTTGATATACATCTCAGTAACCATTGCATTGTATTTTGTATCGCCACCTTCTAAGAAATTAACTCTACCACCCGTTTGAAAATTTTTAGGTGGTGCATCTCCCATAGGGTTTTCTTTTGAAAATTTTTTAAAAAATTCTATTCTATCTTTTACAAATGATAATGCTTCTTTACTACTCATGATTCCAGCATCTTCTCCTTTTTTAATATTTTTTTGGAGCATCATAAGTAAATCATCTTTTGGAAGTGTTTTATTAAATATAACTTTAGCAGTTATATCTAACTCATTTTTAAATTGATCTTCTGTGTAAGGTTTGTTTTTAGGAAGAATGTCAGACATTACAGGACTCCTGCAATGCCGCCTTTAGCTCTTTTTACTTTTTCTTTTTTTCTCTTTTCAATTAATTTTTTAATTTTCTCAATATCTAAATCTAATTTATCGCCTTCTTTTTTAATTGGAATATCTTGATCATCATAATACATGTTAAAAATATTTGCACCTTCTCCAGTAGTAGTATCCATCTGCATAGATTTTGAAGGTTCTGAAATTTCTTCTGTTCCACCTGCGTATTGCATTCGACCACCGTACATAGCCGTTTGTCTGTCACTTTTTGGCATAGATTTTTTAGCTGTTGGTTCACCTATAAAGTCTATTGCAAAATCATATAACTTAATTCCTTTGTCTTTAGCTCCACTATCATCATATTGAATTAACATCTCTTCAAAAAATTCTCTATCAAATCCAAAAGGTGTTTCAAATAACTTCATAGTGTTACCCATGCCTGCTATCATCTTATTAGGTGATTTTCTTTTTTTAGATAAATACTTATCAATATATTCGTCTAAAGAAATATCTTTAATTAAACCTTGTTCTTTTAAATCGTTATATTCTTTTAAAACAGTTCCTAACTCTAATTCAAATTCTTCTTCACCAGTCTCTGATGCCATTTTAATTGATGGTGCACGTTTTTTTAAAGAGTTGATACCACCCATATCATCGTAGTCTTCTAGATCTCCCTCTAGAATATCTTCTTCGATTTCACCGAGCTCGATTGCTCTAAGCATGTCTTTTAATTTTTGATCGTCTTCTTGAATTGCCATAATGCCTAATAATACACTTTTGGTTTCTGTTGTAAAGGTTCATCTTCATAATCTTCAGGATGGTGAATTAGGCCGCCTTGTCTAAATCTCATCACCGCCTGAGTCATTGAATCCACTAAATCATCGTGATCTCCAAAAGGAAAAGCAGCACATTCTTCAATTACTTCTTGTGCAAATTCCATATCTGCAGGTGCATAAATACGTCCTGATTCAAACAGTGGAGAAACACTATTCACTCTTGTATGCTTATCATTTCCACGACTAGGTGTAAAATTAATTACTGGGATACCTGCTTTACGTAATTCGTAAGTAAGAGGAAGCCCTGATGCTTTGCTTTCTACAATTACTGTTTCCGGTTGCCAGTATCCGTATTGCTCAAGAGCAATACGTCTTAGTTCTGGAAACTCATACCTTCCTTTGATTGCATCCACTAACATCAAACAAGGTCCTGAATCTTCGTTAGGTTGAAATACTCCCCATGTCGTTATCGCACTGTAGTCTGCAGATTCTTTTTTCATAAATGCTGTATCGTAAGATTGGATAACATGTTGTAGTGCAGGTAAATCTCCCTCCCAGTTTTGCCACCATTCTCTTTTGATCAAAGCTCCTTCTTCTCCGGTTGGGTTCTGCATGTACTGTGCATTCCATTTTGATAATGGAATAGAAGCTCTAACTCCTTCTAAGTCTTTCAAGGACCAGTATTCCGGCCACAGGGGCTTACCAGATGGTAGGATTGCAGGAAATTCTATAACTTCCCATTGATCTGCTTTTGCTTCTTTTTGTGCTTTGATTAATCTACCAGCTAAATCTTTTTCGTTCCATCTTGTCATTACAATAATAATTGTTCCACCAGGTTGTAAACGTTGACGTGGACCTGATGTATACCACTCGTAAGTTCTATCTAATGCTTGTGCATTCATAGCATCTTGTTCAGTATGTGGGTCATCAATAATTAACAAATCAGCACCACGACCTGTAATTGCAGATCCAACACCAGCAGCATAATATTCACCACCTTGTTCTGTTTCCCATTTACCTGCAGCTTGTGAATCTTCTTTTAATCTAGTTTTAAAAACTTGTTGATACTCTGGTGAGT